CTTATCGCCAGACCTTGGTATAAAAACTCTAAAACGGTTGGCTCTCGGCCCGCCACCTAAGAGTTGTGCTTTAAATTGGTCTATACTTGCCATTTATTTCTCCTTAAACTGCTCCGTAGATTTCTTCGAACTGAACGCCACTTCTAGTAGCGACAAAGTTCAATGTAATAAAGTTAATAGATTTATTAGGCTTCACGAAGATAGAACATACAAATTCGTTTCTATCTATCACTGAATCAGTGTTGTTTGTTTCATCACAAACTACTGAGAAGTCTACTAAACCTCGTCTGTTTTTAACATCTCTTAGGAAAGGTTCAACAGCAGCCCTAAACTGAGCACGAGTAAATGAATCGTTGAATTCAAATAATTGTGCCTTAGCGGCAGTTGAAATTGCTTTCTCTAATGTAATGAAGAGTCTTCTTACATTGATTCTATCAAATGCTGATGGTGAACTCAATGCAGTTTTATCTCCAAATAATACTGTTCCTTGACCTGGGAATGTGACGATTGGGTTAATTCTTGCACGATATAGGTCATCTCTAGATGCCTGTTTCGGATTAAATGCAAGTTTTGTTATGCCTAGATATTGTCCTCTAGAGAACCCAGCAGGTGAGAACCATGAATCTTGAAGTAAATCACTTCTTGCCATGATACCTGCGGTATGTCCATTACCTGGAATCCAACAATATTTGTCATTGTATCTTTCGTATTGGTAAACCCAACCACTGTCTAACACTGCGTAAGAACTAGATGTCACAGCAGCGAAATCTGCGATAACATTTGAACTTTGAGTTGCTTCACTTGAAACACCTACACAAGATGCTCTTCGTGGTGATGCAACTACTAAACAATCTTTTCTCAACTCTGCAAGTTGAATCGCATTGTTTACTAGACTGTTATGGTCTGCAAGTGTATCTTGAGCAGACTCAGAACCACCCCCAGCATCAGTAGATGTAGAACCTACGATTAGGAATGATATGTCTATTAATTCTGCATCGCCAAAGTGTTTTGTCCATGCATCGGACTTTTGTGCGACTGTTGGGTTTGCTCTTCCATATGCACCACCTGATAGTGATGAATTCTCTGGAAGTGCAGGTCTACTGAAAGCAGAACCAACTGCTGTTGCGAGTGACCTTTGTTCGTTGGCAGAACTTAACATTGCTGTTGAGTGTCCTGACCAATAAATGTATTGTGATTGACTCTCGATTACATCTCTATAATAGTTTGAGTTACCTACTGAATCTTTAGCGTCAGAAGCAAGTGATACAAAACCAAATGATTCTAGAACTGTATCTTTTGTTCCTGTGAATAATCCATCTTCATCTACTACAACAACATGAATCTCATCATTTGATGCGCCAGCAGCGGCAGCGCCTGCTGATGTTCCTGGTGCCTTATCAAATAATGCATAGTGTTCCCAATATCTATCAACTTGTTCGTTATCAGCAACTGCATTTACTAAGCCTGCACTTGGTTGATTGATTGCCTTAATAGTTAAGGTGTTTGATGAGATACCTGTCACACTGTAAAGTTGTGAGTGAGAAGCGAACTTAATGATATCGCCAACTAAGAATGATGCACCTGCATCAACTGTGATTGCAGTAGCACCCACAGCATAGTTAGAACTATCATTGACTAAAGATACATTGTCATTGAAATATGCATTTGAAGATGCACAAACTGATACTTTAAGTGAGTTACCTAAAGCACCACCACATCTTGCAATCCATTTTCCAACTGTACCTGCAGCCCCGCCAGATTTGTATGTATTGATGTAATCATCAGAGTGTTTTAATAATGTTGATGAGTTCCCACTTTGGTTAGCAGAAAACAAACCTGTGTTTGCAATTCTAACTACGGAAAGTGAAGAACCATATTTCAAGAATGATTCTGCTGAATAGAAGTCTTCAGCCCCAGCGTCAGTATTAGCTGGTTTATAAAACTCATCCACTAACTGTTGTCCGTCTGAAACTGTTTTTACTTCATCAACAGGACCCCATTGAAATATGCCAGCAAATGCACCTCGTGTAGAGGAAACAGCTGGGACAACATTCGATAAGTCAATCTCCTTGACTTGAACGCCTGGTGAAACTTGAAATGCCATACTTTTCTCCTGTTAATGTATTTTACATTGTAAAAGTTGTTTACACTTTTATTTATATATTTTATTTATCTAACAATCATTCTGAATACCATCTTGTGCCTGTAGAGTCTACAAAGGTATCATCATCTCTTTGTTCTCCAAATACACCTGCTGGCAACATATCATCTTCTATCAACTTCTGTTGTTCTGCATATAATAAATCTTTCACTGCTGTATCTGTTAGATTCGTAAAGAAATCGGTTGTCACAAACCATGAAAATAGAACACAATTCATTACCATATCGTCATGATAACCTCTATCTGCCTCAAATGATGACCCTTTATTTACATATGTCATCAATTCTGTAATTGTGTGTCTGTCTACTACAGTCAATCTATTTTCTTCAAGCAGTTCTTTTAAGGTTGAACAACCTACTCTTTTTATCTTTCTACTCATTGTGATACCAATATCTGTTGATTTTGTCATACCTTGAACAAAAACATTTGGATATTCGATATCATAATGTAGTTGCGTTGCGACCATAGAACCCTCTGCATTGTTTTCGATTATAACAAGGGCTTCGTTATATGGTCTACAATACTTATTTATTAAATCCGGAAACAGCATGGGGCTTATCATGTTGTCTCTATAAGTTGCAACTTGTTTAAATGGTTTGATTGATACATCGAAGATACTAAAAGTAGAATAGTCTATACCTCTTCCTTGCGATACATCGACTGTTGCAACATAGTTATGACCTGCTTTTGGTCTTTCATATACTCGTATATTGTCTTTTTGCCAATCGGGGTCTATCGCTCTCATACCTAATAATGTGTCTGCATTGATAAGTGTATTACCTGTTCCTAAGAAACTATTACCATACTCTTGTTCAAACTGTGCCTCAGATGTGTTTGCAATGGTCATTTTCTTCCATTCTTCATCACGACCTGGCACATCAAACCAGTTAATTAAAAAACTTTTATATTCAGATTGGTCATGAACTGCTGATTCATATATCTTATGAAACATATTACCTACACCATTTGCAGTAGATGTGATAATAACTTTAGAATCTTTACCAGATGTGATTACAGGATATGTCGCAGTATAGAATGTTTCTGCATCTTCTACGAAAGCAAACTCATCGAGATACAACATGTTAATTGACATACCACGAATTGATGATGAAGATGTTGCGGCTGCCACTATCTTACTATCATTACCAAACTCAATATTACCTTTGTTTAGTATCTTAACTCCTGGTTGTAAGAAGAAAGGAACGGTTTCTAACATGGTTACGATTCTCGCAATCATTTCCCTTGCGATTGCCCCTTTGTTCGCCAGAATCGCCACAGTGACTTCTGGAGTGAACAGGAGATACCATAGTAGATACGCACAAGATGTGATTGATTTACCTGACTGTCTAGCAGCCAATACTACACTAAATCTATTGTCATTGTAGTGTTTGATTAACTCTTCTTGATATCCACGAAGTTCAAAAGGAACTAAACCCTCATCAAGTGATATAATCTGAGTATATGTTTCTATAAAATGGCAGGGGTCTTCGGAACATTTTTGATATTCTATTAGTTGTTCTTCTGTATAAGATGTTTCTACACCTGCTCTTTTGATTAGATTATTACCTAGATAACCCTCATTCTTAGCCTGCACCATGTCTTAACCCCCAATGAGATATAGGTAAGTGATTACTAACTTCATACTCGTTATCAAAAGATAATATCCAACCTAGATAATTATTAACTTGCATATACTTTAAATCTTTTATATGTCCTTTCCATATGATTTCTTTACTATCTACTCTGTTTTTGTATATTGAATTCAATGTTAAATCACTGTAGTGTTCTTCTATAAACTGTCTAGAATACTTACCATGAGAGTATAGTTTTATGTCTTCATACTCTGTTATAGATTCTCCTTCTATACTTGATAGTTCAACTGTATTAGGATATAACTTATCTATAAAATTATTTTTCTTTGCATACTCTACTAAATCTAGTATGTGACCAACTTCGAGTTCTTTATCTCCTTCTTCATAGAAGTTTCTAAGAAATCTTTTCTCATTCCAAAACTCTGATGTCAACCATTCATGTAGATAGATATCACATTCTGGTAATTCAGTTTCTAATAAATCTGCATGTATATACTCTACAGTGTCACCTAGTATTTCTTTCATTCTATGAATGAGTCTGCCTCTTCTTTCTAAGGCATATACTTTCTTAGCACCATATTTAACTGCGAGATAACATAGTATACCTGAACCTGCGCCCAAATCTATTACTATTTTATCTTTTACATTCTCAGATATCCAATTTTCGTATGCGGTGTTTCTCTGAGAATCAGTAAAACAATATGCAGTTTTAAAGAATCTTAGTAGTTCTTCATTCTTTAACATTCTTTTTTTTCAAAAACTTCTGTAGTTCAGAAGTTGAACCAACATATAAATGATTATGTTGAGTTCCCACTTTTTGTTCTTCGCCCTCTAATTTCTTTAATTTACTTTGTAAGTCTATGAGTTTTTCTGCTGTCTCACCCACTGTTTTAATAAGTTGACCTGCAACTTCATAGGCTCTTGGGTGTTCTGTTTCTTTTGATAGTTCTAAGATACCATCGATTGCATCTTGTCCTCTCTCTACAAGATTGTAAAGATTTTCTCTTGCATATCGATAGTCTGTTTCGACATTCTCTGTTCTGTCTGGAAGTTTGACAACTGCTGTCTTCTCTTTGATATCAGATTCGATATCCAATATGGCATCCAGTTTTGAATCTATTTCACTCATAATATATTATCCAGTAATATTTATAACACCGCCCATACCACTATGATTCTTACAATAGTAGTATAGATTTGCAGGTGCATCACTCGCCACACTTATCTCAGTCCATGCATTGTCTTGTCCTGGTGTTCCGTTGTAAGATACACCAGTGAGATATTCTGAACCACCACCGTGTGTTCCATTTGATGTAGTAGAAAATCTAAGTGGATGAGATGCGTTAGAAGAGTCTTCTTGGAAGAATCTATATGTGACA